GTCGCGGCGACGTCGGCCCGGACCGACTGGCAGTGGTCCTCGAGCCAGGCGACCGGCTTGCCATCGATGATGGTTCCGCCGAGATCCTCGAGCTGCCGTTTGTATTCTACCAGATAGGTCTCGGCCTCCTTCGCGACATGCTCGAAGGAGAGCTTGCCCAGTTTGCCCCACTTGTCCCGGTAATGGAGATCCGGCGTATACCCATACTCGGTCGAACGCTTTGGGGCATATGTCCACTTCTCCGGGAGTGCGTTCGTGATCCCGTGTGTGTGCACGCCGGCATTCCTGAGATGCCGCTGTCCGAGGAGGTCGCCGATGATGTGCGCCCGGCGGACGTCCTCGGCGAGGGTCGCGATCTGCTCCTGCTTGTATGTCGCGACGAGGTCGTCGAGGACCTCGGCGCGGAGGGAGATCACGATCCCCCGACCTGCTGGAGTGCACCGGCGGCGAGGACGAACAGGGCCGCAAGCCAGAGGATCCAGCGGGTCTTCATGGGGATGCCTCGTCGAGTAAGTCGAGGGCGTCCGAAAGCGCAAGGTCGACGTCCCTTGCCGTTCGTGCGGTCCACTCGTTCAGATCTTTATTTCGCGATCGGAACAACATCACAAGCCCTCTTACGCTACGGACAGCATCGGTAACCTCCTGAAGTGTCGGGACATTCTGAGAGCAGACATAGCCCTGACACACGGTTCCGATCAATGCGTCGGGGGCATGGCACTCCGCCTCGGCGGAATTGGTTGGGACTGCGTTCGGGCAGCTCATTCCCCAACCTCCGCTTTCCCCCGACGGTACTCGGCGATCATGACTTCGGCCTGGAACGCTGTGTCGTCCGGGGCGCGGTCGAGGGTGTCCATCTGCGTGAGGTCGTCGGCGAGCCGGTCGTAGGCCTCGGCGATCCGCTTGTGCGCGTTCGCGATCATGCGGAGCCGGAGTGGGTCGAGCGGGAGGGCGGGGGCCGGCGGTGCGACCGGCACCGGGGCGGGCTCCGGTTCGGTCTGGGCCGGCCTGCCGAGGTACTGGGGCTCGCTCACGCCGACGCCTCCAGGGCCGCCACGACGTCCCGCTCCAGGCGTTTCAGCGCGTCGTCGAGGTTCCGGTAGGTCTGTCCGGCGATGCGGTCGTGGTGCGCGAATGCGTCGGCCGGTGCGGCGTTCGTGAAGGTGAAGGGAGTCGCCGCGGGGGCGTTCGCGGTCCAGTAGGCGTTCGCCTCTGCGAGGTCCGAGTCACTGAGGGCATCGGTCGCACCGCAGAGCATCCGGTGTTCGTTCGGCATGATGTTCTTTGCCTCGCGCATCTCCCGGGCCTGCTCGAGCTGGATGCGGGACCGGTCGGATGCTCGCTCGGGGATCCTGAAGCGGGCCGTGTAGCCCTTCTCGGTATAGCCGTTCGCGTCCAGGTAATACCGAATGATCCTGTTGTATCCCGCCTCGATCCACCGGTGGTGACCGCGGATGTACGTCCGGGTCAGGTCGGCCTCGGGTTCGGACGAGCCGCCGATCAGGGTGCCGGACTTCGCGAGCTGGTTGGACGGGTTCGTGTAGTCCTCGACGACCTTGATCAGCAGCTTGATGATATCCACGACGTTGATGCTCCCCTCTTTCCCATCGAACGTGATCAACTCCATGTTGTCGCGAATGGGGTAGGCGTTATCCTTGCCCCAGTGCTTGAGGACCATGTTCGCGTAGTCGACGTCGCCGACATTGCCGTTGAGCGGCGATGCCGGCTGAGGCTTCATGATCTTGATGAAGAGCGGCGGGACGGCCCACCGGTTCACGAGCTGCATGGTCGCGTTGTAGCAGAACGAGAGCATCTCGAGGTGCGGCACCACCGGGCGGAGAAGAGGGTCGCCGGCGAGCTCGCCATCGGTCGGGTCCAGGACCATCAGGATGGATCGTTCGTCGAGCTTCGTCGGGAGCCTCGCGCCGTCCTGCATCTGGTGGAACTCGATCGTCTTCTTGTCCGCTCCCTTGACAATCCCCTGGAGGATGGGGGACCAGACCGTCGAGCATCCAGAGGGAAGCGTGCCGAACGACCAGGGCTGGAGCCAGGTCAGGGCCTTCAGGACGACGCGGTTTCCTTCGACGGCCCATACCCAGTTGAGGATCGACGCCCCGAACCAGCAGCGGTCGATGAACGTCTGCCGCATCCGTGTCGGGACGTCGACGTCCTCGGCGAAGAGCATCGCCCGGAGCTCGCGCTCGAGGTCGGTCGCGGGGTTTTCGTCCCTGTCGACAGCCTCGATCGTCGGCTCCTCGGGGAAGACCTCGTTGACGAGCTTGTCGATCGGGCTGCGGCCGTGCAGGTTTCCGCGGAGTTTGTACAGCTTCTCTGCGGTGACGTCCGATGTGGAGAAACCCCCGTAGCCGTAGATGTTCGCGACGTAGGTGACGCCGGACTCGTCGGTTGTGAATGTGTTGGATGCCATGTCAGAAGATCCTCGGTATGCCGGAGGAGGTCCGGCCCATGAACGATGGGAATGAATTTCCCGAGGGGATCGCGGAGCCGGGGATGGCGACCGCGTCGTGGTCGACGCCCTTCGCGAAGGTGAGCATGAGGGTATCCGCACGGTCGGGGCTCGAGAGGCCCCGCCGCTTCATGTCTTCTTTCGATTCGATGATCGTCTGCCCGCGCGAGTTGACCTTGTATTTCAGGTCCGCGAGCTGCTGGACGAGGACCTCGTCGTCCTCGAGGTCGATGTCTCCCTCCTCGAAGCGCTTGCGCAGGCCCCAGTACCACTCGGCGCGGGTGTTCGCGAACCGTTCGGGGTCCTCGGCCCGGGCGCCGCTCTGCATCTCCTCGACGGCGTCGTAGCGTTTGGCCTCCCGGTCGAGCTCGGCGATCCGGTCGAAGACGCCGGCGCCGAGGCCGACCGCGTCGACCTTCGCGACCCTGGCCCCGAGCTCGCGGCGGAGCTGGATCACGCGGCCGGCGACCTCCATCGTATCGCTCATAGGCATGACCAGGACTGTCCGGACGACCGGCCCGGCCCGGTGCATGACCACGGTCTCGTCCGAGCCGTACCGGGCGACGTCGACCCCGAGCTCGGAGGGCGCCGAGGGCGGCAGGGTCCGGGCGACGGCCGCCTCGATCCAGTGGAGCGGGATGAGGGTGTCGGTCCCGGCGGCCGGGAACTGCGCCTTCACCTTCGCGACGTACATCGCGGAGCCGGGTCCCCATCGCTGGTAGCGGTCCGCGACCCATCGCGGGGTGACGAGGTAGGGGCGGGGTAACGGGCCCGTGATCTTCTCCTGCCAGGTGCCGGCGATGATGTCTGACTCCGTGATGCCGAAGGTCGTGAAGTTGGGCGTGTCGAAGGCCGAGATGCTGACCTTCGCGATCCCGGGCGTCTTGAAGGCCTTGGCGAACCGTCCGCTCGGGTTGGTCGGGTTGCCGATCATCAGCAGCCGGCTCTCGTCTGCCGTCAGGACCCCGTCGATCGCGTCGTAGATGTCGTCCGAGACCCCGCTCGCCTCGTCGACGATCACGAGGGTGTAGATGCTGTGAAAGCCCTGGAACCGGTCGGGGTCGTAGTCGGGCGCGGTGAACCCCCAGGCCCACCAGTCGTCCGCTATCTTGAGCTCCTGCTTGAGCAGCTCGCCCCCCAGAGGCCGGCGAGCCCGCTGGTGACCGAGCCGAATCTCTTTCCAGAGGATGCCCTTGACCTGGCGATCGGTCGGGGCGGTCGTGATCACGGTCGAATGCGGATGAGAGTAGAGCCACCAGAGCGCCGTCGCCGCAGCGTTGAAGCTCTTGCCGGCCCCGTGGCAGGACTTGACGGTCGTCTCCCGGTTGTCCCGCACGGACTCGAGGATCCGGACCTGGCCCGGCCAGAGCTCGTGGCCGAGGACCTCGCGAACCCACCAGGCCGGGTCGTCGAGCGAGCGCCGAAGGATGGCGCGCCGCTCCTCAGTCGTCGGATCCTTCGCTCGCACTCTGGATCAGCTCCGCCCAGGTCAGGGTGCCGGTGTGCTCCATCTTCGTCGCCGGGTAGGCGCCCCCGAGTTTGCCGCGCTCGCGGACCACCTCGAGCTTCGTCTTCGTGTCAGGGGCTTCCTGCCAGAGCAGCTCGAGCCGTGCGACCAGGAGAGCGCGGAGATCCTCGATCTCGGCCGCAGTCCGATCGCGGAGCAGGGCCCGGGCGTCGGAGAGGTAGCCGTCGATGGTCTCGATCACGACCTCCCACCGATACGGGCCCTCGGGATCCGTCGCCAGGGCGTAGACGTCCTGTCGGTCTGCGGCTCCGTCGACGACGATCATCCGGAGGACCGCCCGGACCCGGGCATCGCGCTCGATCGAGCTGATCTGCTGCTCCTTCGACGTGCCGCCGTTCGGCGACCGGATGGTGGCGCCGGCCTCGACGAGGAGCTCGCGGACCTTGGCATACGGAATGTGGTATTTCTTCGAGAGCGGGCGGAGGCCGGCGCCGGCTTCGTACTCCCGGGCGAGGTCTGCAGGGTCTACGGGCATGACTCGAGCCAGGCTTTCAGCCCACGGTCAAGGGCCGCGAGCGGGATTGTCTCGTCATCGTGGTCCGGGGAATCCATACTCTGCCTCAGGATAGGTGTTCGGCCGCGCCTGCAGCTCCGCGAGGATCTGATCGAGTTTGTCCTCGATGCGGGCGAGGGTTAGTGTGTTCCGCGAGACTGCGGTCTTGAGCTCCGCGACCTGGACAAGCGCGTCGAGGGGGTCGGCCGGCGCGACGAATCGCTCGGTCGACGGGAGGCTGAAG